ACGCTAAAAAAGTTTTAGATACAAGTTGTGGTTGGGGTGATAGACTTGCAGGTTTTTATACTTCAGACGCTGAAGAATATATTGGTTGTGACCCTAATCCAGGCACATTTCAAAAGTATTATCATCAAATAGAAACTTATGAAAAGTTTTTAGGTAATAAAAATGTTAAAATATTTGCAGGGCAAAGTAATCAAAATACACCACCATATATTACAGTAGAAGGTAAAAAGAAAGTAACTATTTACAGATGTGGTGCAGAAAATTTACCATGGAAAGAAATTAAAAATATAGATTGTGCATTTACAAGTCCGCCTTATTTTAGTACAGAAGAATATAATAAAGGTGGTGAACTAGAAGAAAATCAATCGTGGTTTAAATTTAATGAATATGAAAAATGGCGTGATGATTTTTATTTACCTGTCGCAGAAAAGACACTTTCTAAATCTAAATTTATGTTAGTAAATATAATGGATCCGAAAGTCAAAAATGTACGATATAGGTCAAGTGATGAATTAATAAATAGTAATAGAGACAAATTTTTAGGTCAAATTGGTATGGTTATTATGCAAAGACCTCAAGGTAATGCTAAGTTTAAGACCAAAGAAGAACTGAATAAGTTTATGGCAATGAAGTATATTGAAAATGTTTGGTGCTTTGGTCCTAAAGATTACGACTTCTTCTCTTCAAGCAGAAGAGCGACATTGGAAAGTTTTCTATGACATTAACAAGGACAGGAATGATTTCTAAAAAAGAATACGAAGAGTTAAAACCATATTACGATTATCAACGGAAAGTTGCATACAACAAAGAAAAGATTTATGAAATGGCACATAAATTTGATGGTCGTATGTTTGATACTTCAGGTGCTGTTAATCCCAGCGACTTTGGTCAACACCTATGGGATAGAATACCACCAGAAGAATACGAAGAACCACCTAAAGATTGGGTACCTAAAGATGAGAAGTACCGAATAGAAGGCGAAGGCATTTCTATTGGTAGAAAAGTCGTGTTGCGTGCCAAACAGGCTGTTGACAAATAAGTTAAATTAGTATAGTATGGAGAAATTATGACAAAAGACTTTTTAAAAGACATTATCAAAGAGACAGGCAATGAATATGCTACACTAGCAAGTGAAGGCATAGACGCTGGCGATGTGACCAACTTTGTTGACACAGGTTGCTATTCTCTTAATGCGTTATTATCAGGCAGTATATATGGCGGTATGCCTGCTAATAAAATTACCGCTATCGCTGGTGAAAGTGCTACAGGTAAAACATTTTTTGCTTTATCAATCTGTAAGAACTTTTTAGATATGGATAAAGACGCAGGCATTATTTACTTTGAAAGTGAAAGTGCTGTATCTAAAAATATGATTGAAGATAGAGGCATAGATAGTAATAGATTTGTTGTTGTGCCTGTTGCAACCGTACAAGAATTTAGAACACAATCAATCAAAATTGTTGACAAGTACCTAGAACAATCAGAAAAAGATAGAAAACCTATTATGTTTGTTTTAGATAGTTTAGGTATGTTATCTACTACAAAAGAAATGGAAGATACTGCCGAAGGTAAAGAGACTAGAGATATGACAAGGTCTCAAATTGTGAAGTCAACATTTAGAGTTTTAACATTGAAACTAGGTAAAGCAAATATACCTATGATTATGACCAATCATACTTATGATGTAATCGGTTCAATGTTCCCTCAAAAAGAAATGGGTGGCGGCTCTGGTCTTAAATACGCTGCCTCATCAATCATATATTTAGGTAAGAGAAAAGTCAAAGACGGCACAGAAGTTGTCGGTAATATTATTCATTGTAAAAATTATAAGTCAAGGTTGACTAAAGAAAATGCAATGATAGATGTACTTTTAACTTACGAAAAAGGTTTAGATAAACATTATGGTTTAATTGAACTTGCAGAACAAAGTGGTGTATTCAAAAAAGTATCTACAAGATATGAAATGCCTGATGGCACTAAAGTGTTTGGTAAGTCTATAATGAACGAACCTGAAAAGTATTTTACTAAAGATGTATTAGAGAAGATTGATGAACAAGCAAAAAAACGATTCCTCTACGGCGAATAAGAGATATGTTTATGTACAAAGAGACGGAGACGATTTTAGTAGTATAAAAATCGTTGAAGGCAAGTACAAAGATGTAATCTACAAATACGGCAAGGTGCAGTTTGCTAATAACGAACAACCTGACGGCAATCTTCCTTTGCAGTTTCAATGGACTTTATTAAGAAAACCTGAAGAACTGGACTTGGATATTGACCAACCTGCATTTATAAAGTATATTGGAGATATATTAGTTGAAATATTAGATGAAAAAATAAAAGACGGAACAATACTTGATGACAAATAGATTAGAAGATACTATACTTACAAACTTAATTTTTAATGAAGATTACACTAGAAAAGTTTTGCCTTTTCTAAAAGATGATTACTTTGCTAATCGTACAGATAAAATTTTATTTCATCAAATTTATGATTTTGTAGATAAATATAATAATCTTCCTACAAAAGAAACCTTGATTATAGAATTAGGCAATAGAAAAGATATTACCGAGGAAGAGTATAAGGCAATAAAACAAACTATAAACGGACTTTCTTACGAAGAAAACGAATTACAATGGTTGCTTGATACTACGGAGAAATTCTGTAAAGACAAGGCGGTAAACAATGCAGTACTTAACGGCATTAAAATCTTGGATGGAAAAGACAAGAAAAGAACTCCAGAGGCCATTCCTTCAATTTTATCTGAAGCTCTTGCTGTGTCTTTTGATAATCATATTGGGCACGATTACATTGATGACGCAGATGATAGATTTGATTGGTACCATAGAACTGAATTAAGATTACCTTTTGACTTACAATATTTTAATAAGATAACTAAAGGCGGCGTTCCTCAAAAGACTTTAAATGTTTGTCTTGCAGGTACAGGTGTTGGTAAATCTTTGTTTATGTGTCACCTGGCTGCCTCTAGTATACTTGAAGGTAAAAATGTTTTATACATTACTTTAGAAATGGCAGAAGAAAGAATTGCTGAAAGAATAGACGCAAACTTATTAGATGTTAGTACAGATGATTTACACGCTCTACCTAAAACAATGTTTGATGATAGAGTTGAAAGATTAAAAAGTAAGTCGCCTGGTAAATTAATTATCAAAGAATATCCTACAGCGTCTGCTCATAGTGGACATTTCAAAGCATTATTAAATGAACTTGCATTAAAGAAAAGTTTTAAACCAGATGTATTGTTTATTGACTATTTAAATATATGTGCCTCTAGTAGATTTAAAGGTGGTAATATATCATCTTATTTTTATATCAAAGCAATCGCAGAAGAATTACGAGGTCTTGCTGTTGAGTTTAAATTACCTATATTCACAGCAACACAAACAACAAGAAGTGGTTTCGTATCTACTGATATTGGATTAGAAGATACTTCTGAAAGTTTTGGTCTACCTGCTACTGCTGATTTTATGTTTGCATTAATGACTAGTGAAGAACTAGACCAATTAAATCAAATGAAAGTTAAACAACTTAAAAACAGATATAGTGATCCTGCAATCAATCGTTCTTTTATAATCGGCGTTGATAGAAGTAAAATGAGATTGTATGATGTAGAACAAAAAGCACAAAACATAGTAGACGCCAATCAGGAGAAAGAAGTTGAAGTTGACCCATACGATAAGTTTTCTGACTTCAAAGTTTAAATTTATGCCTCGTAAAAAAGCAATTAACAAAACAAGACAAGCAGGAACAAGACGATTAGAGAAAGGTGAGAAACTACACTACACCAAATCTATGGTAAAGAAGAGAGGTAAGATATACTGGAGGGTTGTAGAAAAACCTACTGGTACAATTATCAAAGATTACTTCTTTGAAAAAGACGCAAGAGCACTTGTTAGATTTCAAAACAAACATAGAGTTTGGGAAGTCAACGGTGGTATTCCTCACTTTCTTTGTTCTTACAAAGACTAATAAATATAGTTAGGAGAGAATTATGGCTAACCTAACACTAGCAGAATTAAGAAAATACGAATATAGAGCACCTTTATTTGTTGACAAAGTATTCAATAAGAATAAAAAGATTAACAAATTTGCTACGGACGATGGTCTGTTTGAAGCAATCTATATAAAATTAGATGGCAAAACTTACGACAAATATAATCTAACTATTGAAAAATTAATCAATAATAAAGATACAAAAAGATTAGAAGTCGTAGGTACTTTACAAGGTCAACCTGGTCGTAAAACTCTTAACCTTAACAAGTTTCAAAAATCAGAAGAGTTTGGTGGTCAACCTGTTGGTGGTAAACGAGAGAATAAAGGTAATATCTTTGAGAGAGAATTAGGTAATAGATTTGTAGAGATATTAAATGGTGGTGTTGCAAAAGGTTTATATTCTAAACAAGCAGAAAAAATTATTAAGATAACTTCAAAAACATTAGGGTCAGCACCTATGTCAAGTTTAGTAGAGGCTGGTGCTAATAAGGCTAGACCTTTGATACTAGAAGGTGGTGAACCTATTATCAAACCAGGTGTTCCAATACAACACGGTCCACAATTAACAGACATTACATTAACACATAAAAATAAAAAGAAATCTTATTTGTCTTTAAAGTTTGGTAGTACACTAACTTTTGTAAACTCTGGTGTTGCGAGATATTTCTTTCCTGCAACTGAAATGGAAAAAGGAAAATTATCTAACCCAACAGGTATTGCAGTATTAAAAGCATTAGGTATTGACAATCAAAAGTTTTGTGATGTATTTACAAAGTATGGTAAAGTACAAGGTAAACCAACCGTGCCTAATCATATTGAAAATGTTGCAGGTAAAGTTAACAAAGCAGGTTTACATAGATTACTTACAACTGCTATCGGTGCTAATTATTGGATGGTACACGGAAAAGAAGGTGGTGTTGTAGACTTTTGGTTTATGCCAGCAAGTAGAAACAATGCTATGGCAACTATCACAGGACCTATAATGTTAATGTATGGTGGTGTTGATGGTAAAGGTAAAAGAATAGATATGAAATTTAGTAATCAATACTTTGATTTTAAACTTAATATAAGAAATAAACAAGGTGGTCTATATCCGTCCCACCTTATGGTTGACTATAAATCAAAGGCTGCCACAGGCAAGCAACGGTTATAAATAGTTAAGACGAAGTGAGTATTATATTGATGGATAGTTTATTTGTATATGGAAAAAATGAAGGAAAAAAATGTTTAGTTTTAAAGGATATTCAAGCTCGGGTACTAATACACACCTAGAGCATTTAGAAGATAGTATTATAAATGACGGCGCTAAAGGTGGTAGAAATGCAGTTGCATTTTTAAAGTCTTTACAAAAAATGCTTGTAGGTAATTCAAGCAAAAGAGTAAATGTAACCGTTAAATGGGACGGTGCACCTGCCATAGTTTGTGGTATCAATCCTGAAAACAACAAATTCTTTGTTGGAACAAAATCTGTATTCAATAGAACTCCCAAAATCAATTATACCGTTTCAGACATAAACAGAAACCATAGTGGTCCTGTTGCGTCTAAACTTCAAGTCTGTTTAAGAGAATTAAAAAAGTTAGGTATAAGAGGTATCTTACAAGGCGATTTATTATTTACAAACGAAGATAAAAAAATTGTAAGTATAGATGGTCAATCTATGATTTCTTTTACACCTAATACAATAACATATGCTTTACCTGTTGATAGTAGCGCAGGTAGACAAGTTGCAAGAGCGAGAATGGGAATAGTTTTTCATACTCAATATAGTGGTAAAGATATGGCAACTTTAAATGCAAGTTTTGGTTATGTAAGAGGTATTAATTCTGCTAGTGTATTTGTTCCGTCAGCACAATACAAAGATACAAGTGGTAGTGCAACAATGAGTAGAGCAGAAGTTGCTAAGTTTAATGCACAATTAAGAATGGCAGAAGGTAGTTTACA